TGATCGATGCGTTACCCAAGCGAAGCGATGCTATGCAGGCGCGTTTGTCGTTGTGCGGGATACGGTCGTCGAAGGTCGCGGTTGCTTCGCCAGCGCGGCAAACTGTTACCGGTCGTTATGGTCGCAAGGCCTCGGCGACGCTGGCGCGCAATGCGCCAAAACGGAACCGCCCAGCACGAAGGCTGGGCGGCGGACACTTTAGGACGCGGCGACATGATAGGTGCTGTCACACCCACCATGCCCCGTACCAGCAGAGGAAAGCTGCCAGCATGGCCAGGGCCGCGCCACCTGTCGACAGGCGGGGTCAGGCTAACATTCCCCCACAGAATCACCAAATGGCTACCCCTATCATTCCTTGGATCGGCGGCAAGCGCCGTCTCGCCGATCGTCTTCTCCCCTACTTTCCTCCGCACGAGTGCTACGTCGAGCCGTTTGCAGGCGGCGCGGCCATGTACTTCATGCGCCCCGTGCCCGCCGAGGTCGAGGTCATCAATGACGTCAATCACGAGCTCGTGAACCTTTACCGTGTCGTGAAGAACCACCTCGAAGAGCTGGTGCGCCAGTTCAAGTGGGCGCTGTCGAGCCGCGAGATATTCAAATGGCATCAGATCACGCCCACTGAAACGCTGACCGACATCCAGCGCGCGGCGCGCTTCTTCTACCTGCAGCACTCGGCCTTCGGCGGCAAGGTGCAGGGGCAGACCTACGGCGTCGCAACCACTGCGCCGCCAGGCCTGAATCTGCTGCGGATCGAGGAAAACCTGTCCGCCGCCTGGATGCGCCTCGCAAGCACCTACATCGAGAACTTGTCCTGGCAAGACTGCGTGCGCCGCTACGATCGCCCGCACACGTTCTTTTTCATGGACCCGCCGTATTGGGAGACCGAAGGCTATGGCGTGGACTTCGGCTGGGAGCAATACGAGCAGCTGGCGCAGACCTTGCGCACAATGAAGGGCAAGGCGATGGTCACGCTTAACGATCACGCAGCGATCCGCGAGCTGTTTGCCGACTTCACCATCGAATCGACCGACATTCGCTACACGGTCGGCGGCGGCAACGGCGTGGAACGATCGGAAGTGGTCATCTTCAGCTGGGACACCAGCAGGCAACCGGCGGCGCTTTTCTAAGTGCTGTTTGTCGCATAGGGCATTACGTATCGGCTCGCGTGTGTTTCCGCGCGCACGCGAGCAGACTTCTGCATGTATCACATGGCGCCAGATCGGTGCCTTTTCTCAACATGCAGAGGCCACCAAATGCCGACCGATTATCACCACGGTGTACGGGTCATCGAGATCGATGGCGGTACGCGTCCCATCCGAACTGTTGCTACGGCCATTATCGGCCTGGTCGCCACCGGCCCCGACGCCGATGCGACCATGTTCCCCCTGAATCGCCCGGTGCTCGTCACCAACATCAAGACCGCCATGGGCAAAGCCGGCACCGCCGGCACGCTCGCCCGTGCGCTGGAAGGCATCGGCAGCCAGACCAACCCGGTCTGCGTCGTCGTGCGCGTGGAGGAAGGCGACACGCCGGCCGAAACGAAAGCCAACGTCATCGGCGGCGTATCGCCCACGGGCCAGTACCTCGGCATGCAGGCACTGTTGGCGGCGGAAACCAGCGGGCCGCTGGTCAAGCCCCGGATCCTCGGTGCCCCGGGCCTGGATGACGAGGACGTGACCGCAGCCTTTGCGGCTGTGGCGCAGTCGCTGCGCGGTTTCCTGTACGCCTATGCCACCGGCTGCAACACGAAGGAAGAGGTCGCCGCTTATCGCGAGACCTTCGGCCAGCGCGAGGTCATGATCATCTGGCCGAACTTCACCAACTTCAACACGACCACCAAGGCCACCGACGAGCTCGCCGCTGTCGCGGTCGCCATGGGCCTGCGCGCCAAGATCGACGAAGAAGTGGGCTGGCACAAGACCCTGTCGAATGTCGTGGTCAACAACGTCACCGGCATCAGCAAGGACGTGTACTTCGACCTGCAGAGCACCGCGACCGATGCCGACTACCTCAACGAAAAGGACGTGACCGTCCTGGTGAACAAGACCGGCTTTCGCTTCTGGGGCAGCAGGACGTGCGCCGGCCCCGACAGTCTTTACCCGTTCGAGAACTACACCCGCACGGCCCAGGTGCTCGCCGACACCATTGCCGAAGCGCATTTCTGGGCGGTCGACCAACCGATGCACCCGAGCCTGATCAAGGACATCATCGAGGGTATCAACCGCAAGTTCGCGGAACTGAAGGCACTCGGCTACATCATGGGCGGCAGCGCCTGGTACGACCCGGACCCCAACACGGTCGACGTGCTCAAGTCCGGCAAGGTGTACATCGACTACGACTACACGCCGGTCCCGCCGCTGGAAAACCTGATGTTCCAGCAGCGGATCACGGATCAGTACCTGTTGGACTTCGCCAACCGCGTCAACGCTTAACCCGCCTGGCGCCACCGATGCGTGGCGTCAGCTACCTCATTCAATCTCGGAGTCTGAGTCATGGGAATGCCCAGCAAACTCAAGCAAATGAACATCTTCAACGAGGGTTCGTCCTACGTGGGACAGGCCACCTCGATGACGCTGCCCAACCTGGAACGCAAGATGGAAGCGTACCGGGCCGGCGGCATGAACGGGTCCGTGAAGGTCGACCACGGTCTGGACGAGAACGCCCTGCAGGTGAAATGGAAGATGGGCGGCTACACCAAGCAAGTCGTGCAGCAGATGGGAACCACCACGGCCAGCGGCGTGCTGCTGCGCTTCACCCAGGGTTTCCAGCGCGACGATACGGGCGCTATCGATAACGTCGAGATTGTGGTCCGTGGGCGTCACAGCGTGCTTGACCGCGGCGAGGCCAAAGTCGGCGAGGACACCGAGTGGGACGTCACCACCGAGTGCGTCTACTACAAGGAATCGATCAACGGCGAAGTGCTGGTCGAGATCGATCTGCTGAACATGATCGAGATGTACGCAGGCGTCGATCGTATGGAAATCCTGCGCCGCGCCATCGGCATTTAACGGAACCGGAAACTCATGAATACCAACGAAACCATCACGCTCGACACGCCGCTGAAACGCGGCGAGACGGAGATCACGACCGTCGAAGTATCCCGGCCCAACTCCGGTGCCCTGCGCGGCGTGACGCTCATGGCATTGCTGAACATGGACGTGATCGCCATTCAAACCGTCCTGCCGCGCGTGACGCAGCCGTCGATCTCTTCGGTCGAAGCCGCAACGCTCGACCCTGCCGACCTGGCGCAGTTTGGAGGCGTGATCTCCAGTTTTTTGCTGACGAAGGCAGATCGGGCGAAATACCTGCCTGCGTAGATGACGCCATGGCCGACCTGGCCGTCGTGTTCCATTGGGGCCCGGCGGACATGGACGGCTTTTCCTTGGTCGAATTGATGGAATGGCGCGAGCGTGCTCGCGTCCGAGCGGTCCCGGAAGCGTGACGATGGATAAGACACTACAACTGCGCGTCATCACGGCGCTACGCGACAAGCTCTCGGCACCGTTGAAGAAGATCGCGGGCCAGGGCACCGACACCGCCAAAGCAATGCTGGAGCTGCGGAACAAGCTGAAAGGGCTGGAAGACACCCAGCGCCAAGTAGGCAAGTTCCGCGACCTGTCCAAAGGGTTGTCAACCAGCCGTAGCGAGCTCCAGGCGACGCAGGAGCGCATTTCCGCGCTGGCCGCGCAGATGAAGGCGAGCGGCAAGCCCACGCGGGATATGCAGCGCGAGTTCGACAAAACCGTCGCCAGCGCCGGCAAGATGAAAGACAAGATCGCCCAGCAGTCTCAGCAGTTGCAGGGACTGCGCGATCGCCTTTCGTCTGCCGGCATTTCTGCCAGCAACCTGACCCAGCACGAGCGCGAGCTGCGAAGCGGCATCACGTCAACCACGGCCGCGCTCGGGAAACAGTCCGCCCAGCTGGAAGCCGTGAGCGCCCGCCAGAAGGCATTAGCCGCCGCCCGCGAGCACATGCAGTCCACCCAGGGCGCGGCCGCGAATATGGCGATCGCTGGCTACGCCGCCCGAGCCACCGGTATGCACGTCCTGCACGGCCTGGATGGCACCATCGATCAATCGAAGAAGTTCGAGGGCGAGGCCAACCGTATCAAAGCCCTCGGCTTGGGCGACCAGGCGACAGAAGACGCAGCGAAGTACGCGCGCGCCATGAAGCAATATGGCACGTCAACCACCGACAATGTGCTGCTGATGCGCGATGCGCTCAGCATCTTCGCGGACGAGCATCACGCCCAGATGGTCATGCCCACGCTTGCGAAGATGAAATTCGCCAACGAGGCGCTGTACGGCGGCGAGGAAGCCCACGCGAACGAAGAAGCCTTCATGAACATGCTGAAGGTCATCGAGCTGCGCGGAGGCACCTCCAGCCAGGCCAAGTTCGAGCACGAGGCGAATATGGTGCAAAAGGTGCTCGCCGCGACCGGCGGGCGTGTCGGCGGCGACCAATGGCGCGAGTTCATCGGGCGCGGCGGCGTCGCGGCCAAGCAGCTGCGCGACGACGCCTTCTACTACCAGATGGAGCCCCTGATTCAGGAAATGGGCGGTGGCCAGGTCGGCAACGGCCTGATGTCCGCCTATAGCAACCTGTACCAGGGCAAGACCACCGTGCGCGCCGTCAACGAGCTGATGAAATACGGCCTGGTCGACCCGCGCATGGTGGAATACACCAAGATCGGCACGGTGAAGCGCGTCGCGCCCGGCGCGCTGGCCGGCGGCGAGTTGTTCAAGGCCTCGCCCCTGGAGTGGGTCGAACAGGTGCTGCTGCCCAAGCTGGCCGCCAAGGGCGTGACCGACCCGGGCGCGATCAATGACGTGATCTCGTCGATCATCACGAACCGCACGGGCGCCAACCTGTTTACGACGATGGTCATGCAGGCGCAGCAGATCCACAAGAATGAGCGACTGAACAAAGGTGCCGCCGACATCGATCAGTCCGTGGATCTGGGCAAGAACATGACCCAGGGCCGCGAAATCGAGGCGCTCGCCCAGCTGCGTGACCTGCAGCTTGAGCTTGGGGAAAAGGTATCGCCGCTCTACAACGCGGCGCTCGCCGCGACGGCCAAGGCCACGCAGACCGTCACGGAGTTCATGCGCGAGCACAGCACGACCGCCACCGTGCTGGTCACCGGCCTCACCGTCCTGGCCGGCCTGATGGCCGCTGGTGGCACCCTGACGGTCGCTCTGGCGGCGGTGCTCGGCCCGCTGGCCGTGGTGCGCTTCGGCCTGACCACGCTGGGCGTGCAGGGCACCATCGGCGCGCGCGTGCTTGGCCTGCTGGCCGGCGGCTTTCGCCTAGCCGGCTCTGCGCTGCTGTTCATCGGCCGATCCCTGTTGCTGACCCCCATCGGAGCGACGATCACGGCCATCGCGGTCGCCGCCGGGCTGATCTACACCTATTGGGAGCCCATCAAGGCGTTTTTCGGCGAGCTGTGGTCGACCATCGTCTCCACCTTCGAAAACGCCGTAGCGGCCGTTTCCGGGGCTGCACAGCGCATGTGGGACGGTGCCGGCGCGGTGTTCTCGTCGATGTGGACCTCGTTCACAGGAATATTCAACGGCGGCGTGACCGGCCTGGGCACGATTCTTACGACCTGGAACCCCCTGCAGCTGCTGTATGACGTGATTTCCGGGGCGCTGGGAATGCTGGGCGTCGAGATGCCGGCCAAGTTCACCGAGTTCGGCACGATGCTCATGTCCGGGCTGATCAA